GGTCGTCGCGGCTCTCGAGGCGGCGCTCGCGGGGCGCGGCGAGGGCGGCGGCGCGGTCGGCGGGTGAAACGGCGATGCTCGCGCGACGTCGAGGTCGGCGGGCTATTCGGCGCGGCGCGGCGGGTCACTGCCCGGGCGTTTTTTTCCAGGCTTCCTTTGCGACGAGGTAAAGGCTTGACTTCGCTCGGGTAACGGCGACGTACCAGCAATTCGCTTCCTCGCCGCCCTTGTTTCGGCGGTAGGTACCTTCGAGCATCCACACGCGATCCGCTTCGAGACCCTTCAACTTGTGAGTCGTCCCGAGCGTGATCTTCGTCTCGGGACCGCCCTCGTCGGAGAAGAGCGAGTCGCAACGCGTGAGGATCTCGGGAACGCCCTTCGCGCCTTCCGCCAGGGCGAAGAGGCATTCGAGCATGTCGTCGGCGGCGTCGGTCGGGCGCTCGCTCTTCACGAGGCGCGCGGTCTCTTTCTTGTGCCATGCCTTCGACCATTCGAGGAAGGCGGGAACCGAACGGGCGCGCGACTTCTTCACGAGGCGAGCGATACCCGCGCCGACGTCGCGACCTTTGATCGAGGCGCGGCGACCGCTCGCGAGGAACTTTAGGCAAAGGGTCATGAGGGGCGCGTTCGCGCGGCTGATAACCATGTCGCCCGCGACCGCCGCCTCGATCATCGCGTCCGTGTTCGACGGACCGACGTAACCCTCGGCGGCGTTGTCCGACGCCGTGAAGTGAGGAACCTCGGTCGCCGCGAGCGCGGCGATCGAGCGGGCGCAACGGTACGTAATCGAGAGCGGAAGAACGGTCGCGTCGAGTCGCTTGATCAGGTTCGGGATCGTGTTCACGTCGGCGCCGCGGAACCCGTAGATCGCCTGGCGCTCGTCGCCGACCGCACAGATCCGCCCGTTGCGCTTCACGCAAAGAAGCAAGAGTTCGATCTGAGTCGGCGAGAGATCCTGAGTCTCGTCGACGAACACGCGATCGTAGGACCACACGCGAAGGTTCAGAACGACGGGAAGCCAACACATATCAGAAAAGTCGACGACGTCGGTCACTTCCGACGAGCGAACGAGAACCGCCATAGCGGCGTCAACGAAGAGCGCGCGGTCGTCGTCGGAGTCCGGGCAGTCGATCCCGAACACGTCGATCAGATCGTCGAGGGCGAAGAGGTCGCCGCGCGCGACGAGCGTATCCTTCGCCTTCGAGACGAGGTCGGCGACCGCCGAGTAACGCGAGCGAACAGGGTGAAGATTGTCGGACGCGCCGAAGAGGGCGACGCACAACGCGATCGACTTGTCGTTGTCGACCTTCACGCCAGGGAACGCACGACGGACTGCGCTGAACCCGTGCGCGTGAAGCGTCTTCACCTCGACGCCGCGCGGCGCGCGCGCGCCGAGTTCGGTCGCGATCGACTTGTTGAAGGCGAAGAGCGCGATCGTGCAACCCGACGGGACGCTCGCGAGCGCGCCCATGATCGTTGTCGTCTTGCCCGAACCCGCGACCGCGTCGACGATCGTGTTCCCCGTGCCGCTCGCGATGTTCGCGTAAACCGCCGCCTGAAAAACTGAGGGAGTGTTCATGATGGTCCGTTCTCCGTTGCGGCGCCTCTTGTCGCGCCGCGTTGACAAGTTTCAAAGTAGCACTGCCCGGACAGTCGTCGAGGGGCGGGCGGTCGATTGCTCGAAGTTCGGTCGGAGAGTGTAGGCTAGAGCCCGGTCGGCGGCGGTCAGTGACGGAGACGGACCGCGCGCTTCTTGCCGTTGCGCGATATGACGATCAAGTGTGAAGGCTTGCCCGACATGCGGTTGCAACGCTTGCCAGCGATGCACGCTTCACACTCCGAGCAAAACTGAAAGACGCGGTCGCCATCGTTCCCGAGATGGCACGCGTTCGCGAGAGAGTGACACACGATCAGCGCGTAGCCGCGCGAGAGCCAAACAAACCCGCGGGTCATGATGCAACCCCGAAGACGAGCGCGTGATTCGCGGCGGTCCGCGCGATGAGGTCGCGACCGACGACGACCAAGCCCTTTGACTCGAGAGAGCGGAGAGCGCCTTGCGAGAGTGTCTGAAAGTGAGATCCGTTCGGACCGATCGACTCGAGAGTGAACGACTCGAGAGCGGAGAGGGAGGCGGTGTTGTTCTTGGTCATGGTAGTAAGACGTACTGCCCGGACAGTGATTCACTGCCCGGACGTTTTTTTTAGAACTCGCACGGGGAACCCGCGAACGCGTAGTCGACGACCTCCGCTCCGCTCGAGAGAGTGTCCGCGGTCTCTCGGTCGAAGCAGGTAGCGATCCCTACCTGAACCGTGTAGGGGGCGGAGAGTGAGGGGTAGCCCGCGGAGAGACCCGAGGTCTCACACGCGCGCATGAAGGCCCACGCCGCGGATCGGGCGGTCTCGCGGTCTCCCGTGAAGGAGTAGGTAGCAACGTCGGTCGTACGCTTGAGAGCGTCGGCGGTCTTGTAATCGGCGGTCTTCTTGGCGGGCATGTCTGTTAGACGGACTGCCCGGACAGTTCTTCACTGTCCGGGCGTTTTTTTTCCGTGCCAGTGATGCGACGCGTCACGAGAGATCATCGCGCACGGTCGCCGTTCCCCAGTTCCGGTCCGTAAAGGTAAGACGGACTGCACGGACAGTTATTCAGGCGGACCGATCTTTTCTTTCTTGAGGTTTCGCCTCGACCAAGTGTCCGGGCAGTGATAGGATCGGAGCATGGGAAACAATGCAGACTCGGAATGGTATTCGACGCCTCGAGAGAAGCGGAAGCGGAAGGGGGTCGAGGTCACTCTCTCGGATGATGCGCGGAAGGAACTGAACGCGCTCGCGAAAGGATCGACGATGTCGGCGGTCATCGAAGCATGGTTGATCCGCAAGGCTCGAGCGCGGGCGGCGGCGAAGGAGAGCCAGTAAATGGGATGGGCATACTTTCGCAAGCGTGACCTCGTGATGATGCTCGCGCGTGCCTACGCGCAACCCGCGCTCTTCCTTGCCTACGGCGCAGTGATGGCCGCCCTAGGTTACCTGGCGGGGCACCGATGAGAGCACTCTTTGCCTTCGCGCTCGTTGGGTCCGTTGCGTGCTCGTCCGCACCCGAGACCACTGGCCCCACGTCTGTTCAGGATGTGACGTCAGAGGTAGACGCTGGACAGACTCCAGACATGTCCGAGGTCACGGGAGAAGCAGCAGTGGCGCAGGACGGTGGCGCGGTTGACGGAGAGACTGATGCGACCATTGTGCCACCGCCTCCGCCCCCTCCGCCACCGCCTCCGCCCCCTCCGCCACCGCCTCCGCCACCTCCGCCACCGCCTCCGCCCCCTCCGCCACCGGCGAAGGCTTACTGCGTTCTGAACGCAAACACGGACCCGCTCCACGTCATCGCCTCTGGCGAGGTCGGGTGCCCCAACGCGAACGACTGGTACGGTCAGAACGCGGACTTCACACCCTTCGTTTGTTACCAGGGGGCTTGGCAGGGGACGTGTAAGGGAAGCCCTGCATGCAACGTCTACGGCCCCGAGACGGCCAAGGTGTACGGGGCACGTGCGCTCGCGGGCAAGTGCATCATGAGATGATGACTCGCACGGTCGTCGAGGCGCTGATCATGAAGGCGCGCAAGTGACGCGCGCCGAGGGCGAACTCGTCCAACCGCTGCCCTGGCGCGAGACCGTTTACGTTTGCGACCGTTGCAAGGCACACGCGCCGCGCGGCGTGTGGCTGAACGATCCCGAGGGCGACACAACGATCGAATGCAGGACGGGCGGGGTGGCTTACCCGGAATGCGACACGCGAACGAAGTATCGCCTCGACCTTTGCCCGAAGTGTTTTGTCGAGTGGCTGATCCCTCTCGTCGAGGCGCAAGGCGTCGACTTTGAATCGGAGAGCGCCGAACCGTGATCCTGAAGATCTCCCTCGACGGCGGGAAGACCGAACGCGCGATCGTGAAGGCGTGCGCGTGTGGTCTCTCGTTCACCGAACACGAATGGTTGCTCTTGAGGTTCGTCGGGACGATGCTCGATCCCGAGTCGCGGATCGAACTCCGAAACTGCCCATGCGGATCAACGATCGGAGTAGAAGGGAAGCCATGAAGGAATACCTAGGCTCGATCGCGTAAGTGATACGCTGGCGCTATGGCGCGCGACAAACGACCCGAGCAACTTCCGCTAGCCGATTGCGCGGCGATGACTCTTCCCGAGTTCATCGAATACGCGAGCGGAGGGACGATCGATCCGCCGTATCACCTCGGCGAATACTTCGACCTTTGCGCGTCGCTCGGGTCGACGATCTCTTACCTCACGACCGAGGAAGTGATCAAGCGCGCGCTTCACATATGCGTTAGCATGCCGCCGCAACACGGCAAGACCACGCTGATCGCGTACACGATCGCGTGGCTCTTGTTCCGCTTCCCTCACTTGCTCTTCGGCTACGGGTCCTATGCGAAACTCTTCTCGTCCAACCGGACCGAAGAGATCATGAACATCTTCGTTCACGCGGGCGGATCACTGAAGAAGGATCACGCGCGCAAAGACGACTGGCGGACCGCGGGCGGCGGAGGTTGTCTCGCGTTCAGTCCAGGTTCGGGCATCGCCGGTTATCAGATGCACCATATCGTTTTCGACGACTTCGTCGAGAACGAGGTCGACCTCGACACGGCGGAGAAACGCGCGGCGATCCATCGCGACATTGACCGCGCCCTTCAGCGCCTATGGGTCGGCGGGTCGGTCATCGCGATCGGAACGCGATGGCATCATGAAGATCCGATCGGGTACCTCCTCGGTCGAGGCTACGACGAACTGAACCTTCCCGCCGTTCGCGAGGTCGACGGCGTCGAGTTCGCGTTGTGGCCTGAAGTGAAGCCTCTCGCATGGCTGGACACGAAGAGGCTACCGTCGTCGAAAGAGTTCGTCGGCGCGTATGCGTGGGAGACTCAGTATCAGGGCAAACCCGTTCCGCCGTCGGGCGCCATCTTTGGCAAGCCTCGATACTACGTCGACCTTCCCGCGGGCGCGGTATGCGTCGCCCTCGGCGTCGACCTCGCTTACGACGAGCACACGGCGAACGATTGGTCGATCGTCGTCGCGCTCTTTCAATGCGGCGATCTCTACTACGTTCACGACGTGCGCCGCGAGCAAACGACGGATTGCGAGACCATGCTTCGCGACGCGATGAACGACTATCCGGGCGCGCGACTCGTGATGTACTTCGCAGGTCCCGAGAAGGGCGTTCTGAACTTGCTCTTCAATAACGGCGTTCCGATCGTTCGCATGCCCGCCAGGCATAACAAGTGGACACGAGCGAAGCGCGCTTCGATCGCGTGGAAGGCGGGACGCATTCTCGTTCGCAAGGATCAGAAGTGGACCGCGAAGTTCGCGCGCGTGATCGAATACTTCACGGGCGCCGAGAAGGGTCGCGACGACGATGCCGACGCTCTCGTCGCCGCATACGATCTCGTCGCGATGCATGAACCCGTCGGATGGGCGGGCGGCGGGTTCACGTTCGGTTCGGCTTGCATGTGATCCCGTGGTAGGGTCCGCCGATGGTTCACCTCTATTGGGTCGTCCTCGCGATGATGCTTCGACTCTCGCCGTCGGAGCAACCGATCGCGCGACACGGGGCGCTAGCGACCGCGATCACGATCGTCGTCGTCGAAGAGGGTCCTCTTTTCGCGAACGACGCCGACCTCGAACGGACGGCGTCGTTGCTCGTCGCGGTCGCGTTCCGTGAATCGTCGTTGACCGCAAGCATCCTCGGCGACGGAGGTCGATCCGTTTGCGCCATGCAGATCCACGGCGGCGATCCTTCACTGAACGACGACGCGGTCGCGTGCGTTCGCACGGGCCACCGCATGCTGAAGACGTCGGTCCGTGTCGACCGCGCGAACCCGGTTGCGTTCTATGCGCGCGGTCCTCGGTTTGAGTCGGAAGAGGCGAGGCGGATCTCGCGCGATCGAATGGCGCTAGCGCGCTCGCTCGTGTCGAGGTAGCGTGCAACGTGATGGCGAAGAACGAGCCGAAGACATCTCCCGCGACCGACCCGACGATCCTTCCTCCGATGCTCGTCGATGTCTCGCCCGACGACGTCGCGACGGAACCCGAGATCGTCGCGTCTCCGAGCACGCTTCCCGCGGGCGTCGTGATGCATGACACGGGCGTTCTCCCGTACACGTCGAACCGCGCCGACCTCGTCGTCGCCGACCCGAGTCAACCGCCCGCAGGTTGGAAGGGATCGTTCTCGCGTTGCGGCGGTTGCGGCGACTTCCTCGGAAACGCGAACCGTTGCGAGAAGTGTTCGCCTCCGATGGGACCGAACGTTGTGAACAGTGGGGGCGCGCGATGATCGGGACAACGATTCAGCAAGGTCAAGGCGGCGTCGTCGTCGCGCCGAACGACTCAGGCAACCCGGGCACGTTCCGCGCGTTGTACGTCGGCGGCGTCGGGAACGTCACGCTGATCGGTCTCGACGGGAACTCCGTCCTCTTCACGGCGGTTCCCGCGGGAACGACGTTGAACGTCGGGTTCACGCGGATCATGGCGACGGGCACGACCGCGACCCTTCTCGTCGGGATCACATGAGAGGGCGGCGCCTTCTCGATTCGTGCATTCTCGCGGCGGGCGCGGAAGGGTTGCCTTCCGTGACCATGCGACCGCGGATCGAACTTCGAAACGACTGCATGCCTCCCGCGTGGTACGCGCCCCTCTCGCGGGCGTCGCTCTTGAAGATCCTCGCGAGCGCTCCAACGACGCCCGCAAGCTGAACGTTGCGCCGAGGTCGAGTCGCGGCGTATATAGAAGCGTGGCAGACAAGAGCATGAACGGGAGTCTTCGCGGGCGGAATATGACCCGTATCGCTCCCTCGTCGTCGCTCGCGACGACCTCAGATCGCCGCATCCTCGACGCGCAAGGTCGACTGTACGCGGACGCGTTCGCGCCTCCCGTCGATCCGCTCACGCGACCCGACGATCCCGCGGTCGTGTATCGCGACATTCCGATCACGGCGATCACGGGCGACTGGACGATCAGCGGGATCAGGCAAGCGCTCGCGAGTCACAAGGTCGGCATGTTCGCCCACTCGGCGTTGCTCGTCGACGACGCGTTCGGCGACGACCGCGTTCAAGCGACGCTCGGTTCGCGAACGGGCGCGCTCTTCAGCCAGCAAGTCAAACACGTTCAGGCGAAGGCGGACGCCGACGGAGAATGCGCGAACGCATGGCGCGCGCAATGGCAAGGGTTCACGGCGGCGAAGCCTGAAGAGATCAACGGGCGATGGGCGCATCAATCGGTCATGACCGAGGCGAAGCGCTGGGCGATCATGATGGGGTTCAGCGTGAGCGAACTCCTATGGGATACGTCGGTCACGCCCTGGCGCGTGACGTTGAAACCCTGGCATCCTCAATTCGTCTACTATCGATGGGACATTCGGAAGTTCGTCGTGAACACGAGCGAAGGTCCCGTCGTCGCCGAACCCGGATCGGGTAAGTGGTTCGTTCACGCGCCGTTCGGAATGTATCGAGGATGGATCCACGGCGCGATCCGAGCGGTCGCCGATAAGTGGATCATCAAGCAATTGGCGTGGCGCGATCGTGCTCGATACAACGAACGTCACGGGTTGCCGATCATCAAGGCTTACGTTCCCGCGGCGGGCGACGCGCGGCAAAAAGAACTCTTCATTCAGAGCATGTCGACGCTCGGTCAAGAGGCGGTCGTCGGTCTTCCTCAGAACGTCGACGAGACCGGATATGATCTCGAATTGCTCGAAGCGCGCGACCGAGCGAGCGCGACCTTCCGCGAGACGATCGAGGACGCGGACCGCGCGATCATCCTCACGATCAAAAGTCAGAACCTTACGACCGAGGTCGTCGAGGGATCGTTCGCCGCCGCGCGCCAGCACGGCGGGACCGAGCAAGTCACTCTTGAGTTCGACGACGCGACCTTCTCGCAAGACTTCTATGAACAAGTCGCGCGACCGTTCGCGATGTTCAATTACGGCGATCCCGATCGCGCGCCCTACTCTTCATGGGACGTTCAGCCGATCGAGGATCGCGCGGCGGAGGCGAAGACCGCCCTCGACGCGTCGACCGCTCTCGTCGCGTTGAAGGCGGCGGGCGTTCCCGTCGACGTCGCGGCGTACGCTCGCAAGTTCAAGATCCCGATCGGCGAGGTCGATGTCGCGACCGAGCGCGGACAGATCTTCGCGTACCACATCGCGGGCGGCGTCGTGACCATCAACGAAGTTCGCGACTCGCTCGGTCTTCCGGCGATCGAGGGCGGAGAGAAACTAGCGGGACCTCCGCCGCCGCCTGAACCGGGCGAAGGCGGAAGCGAGGAGGCGAGCGCCGCCGCGCTCGTCGTTCCCTCGCGTCCGTTCGCGGAACGGAACGCGGCGTTCCTTGCCGACCTGAAAGACTACGACGCGCGCGGGTTGACCTTCGACCTCGCCGCCCTCGCCGCTCTTCATGACGTTCCCGTCCCGAGCAAGAAAGAGATCTGATCCATGGCTTCCCTGATCTTCAACTCTTGCGTCGACGACGCCGCGCGCGCGCTGATCGACTTCGACACGGACACGTTCAAGGTGATGCTTGTCACCTCGGCGTACGTTCCGAACAAGGACACACATACGCGACGGAGCGACGTCACGAACGAGGTCGTCGGGACGGGCTACGTCGCGGGCGGTACCGCCTCCGCTTGCACGGTCACCAAGGACACGGTCAACGACAAGGTCACTTGCGCGTTCGCCGCCGCCGCATGGGCGGCGTCAACGATCACGGCGCGCGCGGCGGTCATCTACAAGTCGCGCGGCGGCGTCGCGGCGAACGACGAACTCGTCGCCTATGTCGACTTCGGCGCGGACATCACGAGCACGGCGGACACTTTCACGGCGACGTTCTCGACGCCGCTCACCTACCAGAACTGAGGATCGATCATGGGCCTTGGATTTCAGAACTTGATCGGAGAACCCTCGATCGCGGTTGGACCGAACCTCACGGCGTCGTTGACTCGTACAACGATCATGCCGACGGCGGCGAAGCAAACGGTTCCGACTCAGTTCTTCAGTCGCGCGGGCAAGAGGATCAAGTTCCTCGTGAACGGTTCGATCTCGAACATCGTCACGACGCCCGGAACGTTGACCCTCGACATCACGTTCGCCGCGGTTCAAGTGTGGAACTCGGGAGCAATGCAGCTATCGGCGGTCGCACATACGACGCTCCCGTTCTGGCTCGAAGTGGTCATGACGTGCGCGGCGATCGGATCGGGAACGACGGCGACCGTCAAGAGCGCTGGACTGATCGTTTCGCAATGCGTGATCCCGGCAATCGGTATCGTCGACGCGGGATCTCACAACGCGTTGATCGTCCCGAACGTGACTCCTGTTGTCTCGACGGGGTTCGACTCGACGATCCTGAACGCGATCGACATCTTCGGAACGTTCTCGCTGAACAACGCGAACGCGATCCAGATCCATCAATTCGCAATCGAAGAGATGAATTGATCATGGCGAACCCTCCCCACCTCTACAACGCGAACGCGAACGTTCCGATCATCGGCGCTCGCGACGTGAAAGGGATCGCCGCGCTGAAGGAAGCGCTCCGCATGGCGGAGGCGGGCGAACTCTTGAACGTCTCTCTCGTCGGCGTGAAGAAGAGCGGTCAACTCTTCCTCCACTTTCATGCGGGCATCGGCGACGCTCTTCAGCTACGTGGCGCGGTCGCGGTCCTCTCGGCGGTCACTGACAAGTCAATGACGGGAGGTTGATCCGTGCCTCCGCCGATGCTCGGTCCGCCTCGACGCGCGTACGGCAACGGGCAACGCTTGAGTCATGGTCCGCCCGTCGGACCTCCCGCGCTTCAATTCATGCGACCCGTTATGGCGTCGGCGCTCTACACGATCTCGGGCATCACACGCGACGCGACGGGCGCCGTGCTCGGGGCGTGCGAGGTCGATCTCTTCTTCGCGGGAGGTGATAGGGCGCGTGCGGGTTCGACGACGAGCGACGCAACGACGGGCGCGTTCACGTTCATGGTCGGCGACACGACGACGCCTTACTTCGTCGTTTCATACAAGGACGGGACGCCCGTTTTCGGAACGACAAAGCGAACCCTTTTCGGAGTCTGATCCGTGGCAGGCAACGACGTCTATCTTCGTCCCGCATTCGTCCCGCCCGACGGCGCGGTCGACGATCGGTTGTACCCGGAAGGTCCCGACGCGGGAGGCGTTCCCGGCAACGCGACGGGACCGATCGGAACGGTCACGCTCTCGACGGTTGCGGGCGCTGCAACGGGTCGAGGCGCGGCGACGGGCGCGGTCCCGACGGTCACGCTCACGACCGCGGCGGGCATCGCCACGGGCAAGGCGAGCGCGGCGGGAGGCGTCGGGACGGTCACGCTCTCGCCCGTCGAGGGGTCCGCGTCGCATGGTGGCGGTTCGGTTCCTGGCAATGCGACGGGACCGATCGGGACGATCGCAGTCACGACGGTTTACGGTTCGGCGCAAGGCGGGAGCGGAAGGGTTCCCGTCCTCTTCACGCAAGGCGTCGCGTTCGGCGGAACCGGACCGACGAAGAGGCGGCGCAAGCGGATCGAGATCGTCGAGATCGAAGACGAGATCATTATCGAGACTCCGCCGCCGATCGTCGAGTCGGTCGCGCCGAAGAAGAGGCGTAAGACGCGCAAGGTCGCGGCGCTCTCACCTCTCGTCCTCGAACACGTTACGACTCCCGTTCCCGCCTTCGCGTCGGGCGACCTCCCGACCTATCGCGTGACTCCGATCGAGGGTAGCGCGACGGGCGGCGCGACCGCGGTCGCCGAGGTCGGATCGTTCGTGATGCTCGCTCATGATCGACGCGCGCCCTGGCGAACGGAACATCGCGAGGGCGCGCGAAACTCGGCGCGCGAATACGCCGCGAGCCTACGCAATCGACGAGCGGCGTGAATCGAGCTAGCGTGCGAAGCATGAGCAAGGTTCGACCCGCGACCGCGATCTTCGCCGATGGCTCGTCGAAGCGTGCGACGCCTCTCGCGATCCATCCCGAGGCGATCGGCGTGAGCTATGACGTCATGCCCGCCGACGAGGTTCGGAACGCGAAGGTCGTCGACGGCGTTGCGATCCTTTGCGTCGACGGACCGCTCGAACACAAGGGCGGCGACTCATGGTGGTCCTACTGGCAAACGTACGAAGACCTCGCGAGTGACTTCAAGTCGTGCCTCGACGACGGCGGCGTTCGCGCGGTCATCCTGAAGTTCGATTCGCCAGGCGGCGAATGCGCGGGTCTGAACGAGACCGTCGCCCTCATGCAACGCATGAAGTCGGAGAGCGGAAAGACCGTGATCGGGTACGTCGACGAGGCGTGTTACTCGGCGGCGTACGCTCTCGCGATGGTATGCGACGAGGTCTATCTTCCCGAATCGGGCGGCGTCGGATCGATCGGCGTGATCACGGCAATGTGCGACGTGACCGCGATGAACGAGAAGCAAGGCGTTCGCGTCGAGGTCATCGCGAGCGGAACGAAGAAGACCGACGGTCATCCCGCCGTTCCCCTTTCCGACGGCGCGATCAAGCGGACGCGCCGAGTCGTCGAAAAACTCGCGGCGTCGTTCTTCGAACTCGTGTCCGCGGGTCGAGGTCTTTCCGTTGAAACCGTAAAGGGATTCGAGGCGGGAACGTTCACGGGTCAAGACGCCGTCGACGCTGGACTCGCCGACGGAGTTATGTCGTTTTCGGATTGCTTGACGTTTGCAACGAATGAGTTTAGCTCATCTAACAGCCCTCCCGAACGGTCGGCAGATAAGGAACCCGAGATCATGGCTGGAAAGATCGCCGCCGCGAAAGCAAAGAGCGAAGCCGACAAGGCACTCGCCGCCGCGAATGCGGCGATGACCGCATCAAAGACCGACGGCGAACGCGCCCTCGCCGCCGCGCGCGTTCTCGCCGCCGAGGAAGTTCTCGCGAAGGTCACGAAGACGAAGACCGTCACGACCGACACTCACGAAGAGGAGGTCGACGACGGCAAAGAGGAAGAGGAAGCGGCGTTTCCCGATAAGGGCGACGACGACGAGGGCGAAGACGAGGGCGACGACGAGGAAGACTGCGAGGACGCGGCGAAGGCTTCCGTCGGCGCGCACACTCGCGCGGGTCTTCTCGCTCTCGCTCGTCGCATCACGGGCAAGACCTCGATCGACGAGGTCATGGGCGCGCTTCACGCGACGTGGCAGTCGTCGAAGAAGTCGCGCGGTCTCGCCGCCGAGGTCGCCGCCCTTCGCGCCGAGTCGGAACGTACGAAGGTCGCCGCGCTCGTCGCGACGGGCATTCGCGCGGGCAAGATCGCGCCCTCTCAGAAGGCATGGGCGCGCGGTCAGACTCCCGCATCGCTGAAGGCGTACCTCGACGCCGCGCCGAAGATGGTCCACACGACCGACGACGAGCACGTCGAGGCGAAGGTCGACGCGTCCGCTATGCCGGGATCCGTTACGGCGGAGATGGCGAAGATCTGGCGGAAGCAAGGTCACGCGGAGAAAGACTTTCCCGCGTTGCTCGCGAAGATGAATCAGAAGAAGTCGGCGTCGAACCTGAACGGAGCTAGCTGAACAATGACTGCCCTTGCCGCATTCCGTGACACGCGCCAGATCGCCGGACCGATCACGCCTTCCGCCCTCTGCGCGCTGAACTTCCCCGTCGCCGCCGCGACGACGATCTTCGCGGGCGCGATGGTCGGAACCGACGCAGCGGGCAACGCCGTTCCCGCGTCCGCTTCGACCGTGATCAAGATCTGGGGTCGCGCAGAAAAGACGGTGGCAAACACCGGAGCCGCTGGAGCACTCACGATCGACGTCATGCCTGGCGTGTTCTCGTACCAGAATGGATCGGGCGCCGACGCCCTGACCGCCGCGCACGTCGGGCGGATCGTCTATGCCTCCGACGATAACACGGTAAACCTGACCGACGGCGCGGGTCTTCGTCCTGCCGCGGGCAAGTTCTACGGTCTCGACGGGACTCAGGCGAAGGTCGGTCTCGGCGAGCCTTCACTCTGGGATCTTCCCGACGACGTCGTCGGACCGACGAACACGGTGAAGCAAGTTCGCGCACGCAACGTGATCAACGGCAACGTCGCGGCTCTCGGCGCGTACGTCGTCGCGGCAAACACCGCACTGAACGACAACGTGCTTGCTGTTGCCGGCGACATCGTGCTTCTCGTCGCGCAGACGGCGCCCGCGGAGAACGGTCTCTACCTCGTGGGAACGATCGCGGGAACCGCGCCCCTCACGCGCCTTGCGCCCATGCCCCTCGGCTACGTCTTCCTAAAGGACGAGTTCGAGATCGCGATCGGCGAGGGCGACGTCTTCGCTCACACTCAGTGGTTCAACAGTGCGGCTGGAACCATGGGTACGAACTCTCCAGCGTTCATGCCCGAGTCGGTCACGATCACTCAGGCGCTCGTCGCGGGAACACTCACTCTCGCGAGCGTCCCGATCCTCTCCGCCACGAAGACCGGCGTCGCGATCACTCGCTCCACCGCAAACACGTGTACGCTCACCGTTAACGGCTACGCGTGCAACGGCAACCCGACGGCGGGCGCGCTCGGCACGGCGTCGCTCCCGATCATTGCTTGCGTCGCCGCCGGCACGATCAACGTCGCCGATATCTCGACGCTCCACATCACGATCACGAACCGCTGAAGAAAGACCTGAACAATGGATCTCACTCCCTCCGCTCTTCAGATCTTCTTCACGGGACTCCACACGTCCTACGATCAGGGCTACGCAATGCCCGAACCGTGGGCGCCGTCGGTCGCGATGTTCGTCCCGAGCGACACGGAACTCGAAACCTACGGTTGGATGGATCGCATTCCGAAGATGCGCCAGTGGGTCGGACCTCGCACGGTTCAGAACGCGCCGACGCGTTCGCGTTCCGTGACGAACCTCGACTGGGAACTGACCGAGTCGATCCCGAGGAACAAGTTCCTCGACGACAAGCTCGGTCTATATTCCAATATCGCGAAGAACATGGGATGGCAGGCGCGCAAGCTTCACGATCAGCAGCTTGCGACGCTGATCCAGGCGGGCATCACGACCGTCGGGTTCGACAACGTGAACTTCTTCAGCGTCTCTCACCTCACGGACATCGACAACGCCGCGAGCGCGGCGCAATCGAACCTCCTCTCGCTCGCTCTCACGCCTTCGAACTTCTCGGCGGCGCGCGCGAAGATGCGTTCGTGGAACGGTCGCGACGGACAGCCGCTCGGTTCGCGCGGTTCCCTTCTCGTCGTTCCGCCCTCGCTCGAAGAGGCGGCGGTCAACATTACGGCGGGCGACATGATCGCTCCCGCGCTCTTCGGCGGTCAGACTCAGGTTGGCGGTCAGACGAACACGTTGAAGGGTTCGGCGAAGGTCCTCGTGATCGACGAACTCGAAAGCGAGCCGACCGCGTGGTACCTCCTCGACGACTCGGGACTGATCAAGCCCTTCGTCGTTCAGGAACGCCAGGCGGCGAACTTCGTCTACCTGAACAACCCGACCGATCCGAACGTGTTCTGGAACAAGAACTACATCTTCGGCGTCGACTCCCGTTCGGCGTACGACGTGACGTTGTGGTTCAAGGCGCTTCGCTCGAAGCCCTGATCGCTGAACCGTCATGAGTGCATACGCGACCCTTACCGATCTCTACGCGTTGGGCCTTCCGCTCGTCGCTATGGGATCGGTATCGGTCGGCACTCAGCAACGCGTTCTCGACGCGCGCAACGACTTCGCCGACGACAAGTTTCGCGCGCGCTATCGCTTGCCTCTCGTCGCGCCGTTCCCCGCGTCGCTCGTTCAGAACGTGTGCATGCTCGCGGCATGGGACATTCTCATGATCCGCGGGTACAACCCGAGCGCCGCCGCCGACGTGAACATCGCGGCGCGCGGACAGATGGCGCTCGCGTGGTTCAACGACGTTGAACGACAACGCGCGCATCCGAACGTGATCGAATCGGGAGGCGGCGATCCGAGTTACGACGCGCCCCTCGTCGTGTCGAAGGCGCTTCAAGGTTGGTATCCGGGCAGTGACTCTTGATGGCGGGCGCGCGCGATCTTGCGGATCGCCTCGCTCAGCTTGCGAAGATCCCTTCACGCATCGCCGCCGCGGTCGCCGACGAGATCACGGACGCGTTGCGCGAAGAGTTCGATAGCGGGTCGAACGCGTACGGCAACCCGTGGAAGCCTTTGCTTCCGCAAACGGTTCGCCGCAAGCGCGGCGACGCGCGCATCCTTCGACGGACCGACGCCCTCTCCGCCGCGACCGTCGCGAAACCGAGGGGCGGCGCGGGCGTCGAGATCACTTCGCTCGATTACGGATCGTTTCATCAAAGCGGAACGAAGAATATGGTCGCGCGTAAGATCATGCCCGACGGTTCCGCGCTTCCGCCCGCATGGTCGAAGGCGATTCAGTCTGCCCTCGATGACGAGTTCGGGAAGGCGCTGAAGTAGTGGGCGCGCTCGCTACCATCATCGCGGCGATCTCCGAAGACGTCGTCGCGAAACTCGCCGCCGCGAGCTATCCGCCGTTGACGCCCGACGCGTCGGGCAACGCGGGGAAGATCCTCGTCGGGACCGCTGCGAACTTCGAGAACACGTCGCCGCCGCGGATCATCTTCGAGCCGAAAGGATCGAAGTTCTCCGCCTCCGATTACGCGTCAGCGTCCGCCTCGCTCTCGACGCTCGAACGTCGCAATCAAGGCGCGCTCCGAACCATCGCCGCCGAAGATATCGAGTTCGATGTTCGATGCTGGGGCGCCGCGGGCACGTCGGATCCCGTCGACGATTACGACGTGACGCGCGCCCTCTACCATCAAGTTCGCTCGTCACTTCAGGCGCTCATGCCTGGCGCCTTCGCGATCGAAGAGTCGGGCAAGTTCACTGAATCGTCGAACGTGAATCGAGACGGACGCGAGTTCGTTTTCGGTGTAACGTTCTTCACGCCCGTAATGAGCGATCTCGTTCCCTACGCCCTTCCGAACCGGACCGCCGCGGAGATCTCCGCGGTCGTCGAGGAAGGTTACGCGCTGCCGGGAGTTGTCGCGGAGGGTACAGACCGCCTCATCATCGGGACGGGTGCAGGCGCAACGGAACCAGGATGCGACTGAGGGCTAGACCATGACAACGGGCGATGTTGAACTGACAATTCTCGATGGTGGGGCCGGCGTAGTTGTCGTGCCCGCATCAAGCGTGCAGGTTGTCATTGGAGCTTGCTCCGGTGGCGTGGCTGCACAGGTCGTTCCTACACGGAACGCGAACACCCTAACCAACACGGTGGGCTCCGGTCCTGGCGTTGAGGCTGCAGCACTCGCCATCGCAGCGGGCGGCACGGTCCTCTTTATGAAGGCCGCCACCACCACGCCGGGCGCCGCGTCTGCGGTTACAGCGACGGCGCTTGGCACCTCGGTTGTGACGGTAACGGGTAACCCGTTTGACGCCTACCTCGTCAAAATGGTTGTCACGGCGGGAGGCACCATCGGAGTGACCGGCATTCGGCTCAAGCTCTCGGTAGATGCAGGCCGGACGTATGGTCCCGAGATCGCGCTTGGTACCGCGGTGCTTTACGCCATCGTCGGGACGGGGCTCACGCTCAACTTTGCGGCCGGCACGCTTCTCCTTGCGGGCACTGCGACGTTCTCTTGCACGGAGCCGCTGGCCTCCAACGCCAGTATCCAGGCCTGCCTGGTTGCACTCGAAGCGTCGCCCTACTCGATCACGGGCTGGGGCTCGATGCACATCACGGGCGTTAGGTCGGGCGCCGATGCTTCCGCAATCCAGGGCTATCTTGACACGATGGTGGTCACGAAGACCTTTACGCGCGCGATCATCTCGGCGCGGGATGCGGCGCTCCCGGTGGTGTGGGCGGGGGCTGGCGAGACGGAGGCGGCATGGTCCGCGGCCATCGCGCTGGACTTCTCTGCGGTGTCGGCCAAGCGCATCCTCGCATCAGCCGGTCACTACAACATCCCCGGTCAGTACCCGATCGCGGCGGCTGGACTGCCCCTTTACCGTCGTCCTGGTGCGTGGGCTCTTGCTGCACGTCAGGTGACGCTTCGGCCGCAGAACCATGCGGGTCGCGTAAGCGACGGGGCGCTTGCTCAGATCGTGGTGGATCCCACGAATGACCCGGGTGACGGCTTCCTTTACCACGACGAGCTTCTTTCTCCGTCATTGGACGCGGCCAAGTTCTGTTCTTTCCGCAATCGGAAGGGCAAGCCTGGGTTCTTTGTCGTGAACCCTAACCTGATGAGCCCGACTGGTTCCGTGTTCACGTTGCTGCCACTGGGCAACGTGATGGACATTGGGTGCTCGCTTCTTCAACAGACCGGAGAAGAGAACATCAACCAGGACATTCAGCTCAATGACAACGGCACGATCAACGAGATCGCTGCGCAAGGTATTGAGTCGGTGGCGCGCGGTGTTCTTCGTGATCAGATGGTGGCCAAGAACATGATCTCAAACTTCTCGTACGCGATCGATCGCACGAACAACGTTCGGACCACAAGCATTGTGAAGTTTGCGGCCACGCTTTTCAGTCGTGGATACATCCTCGAAATCGACGGAACCGTTGGGTTCGGAAATGTGACGGGAGGCTGATATGGCTCCGCTGACTCCCGCATGTGGATCATGCAACTTCGTCAAGGGTAAGCGTGGCCCTCTGTCGATGGTCAATCGTCACTACGCAATGAGGCTCGCGTAAATTGGCTGACCAGCTCATCTATCCTTTGATCCGCGGATTCCGCCACGGTTTCGCAAGCATCACCCTCAAGTACCAACTTGATGGCGGCAAGACCGTCCAGATGTTTTGCAAGAGCATCAACTATGGTCGGACCCGATCGCGTGGGATGGTTCGAGGGAACCATCCGGATCCGATCGCAAAGACCCGTGGAGAGAACGAGTACAAGGCGAGCGTCGAGATGCCGCTTGCGGAGTATCGTTTGCTCGTCGCGGAGATTGGTCCCGGGTACGGTGACAAGATCTTCACCACGCTCGTTACCTACGGTGAGAGCGGCTTCGAGACGGTAACGGACGAGATCTTGGGATGCACCATCGATGACGATGATGCTTCAAACTCTCAGGGGCCAGACCCTCTCATGCGCAAGCTTGACCTCGCGCCGCTCAAGATCTTGATGGCCGGAGTTGAGGACCTCGAGATCCCAATGATCTCTCCAGAGGCCTGATCAAAGTTTGGCGGGGAGACGTCCCCACCTTGGGCGGCGCGAGCGATGGCCCGTGAACCGCCCTCCTAATTTCTAGGAGGACCGCCCATGTCGAAGTATGTACCGCTCGAGATCTCAGACGAAGACCTAGCTAAGCTGGACGCCCAGCACGACGACGTGTTTGCATTTCGAGGCAAGCCCAAGTCCCCGTGGCTGGCCGTTATAAGACGGCCCACGTTCCAAGAGACGCAAGCCTACAAGGCCATGGTGAGCGACCCGGCAAAGAAGCCACTCGCGAACGTGAAGCTCATCACGGCGCTTTGCGTGTACCCCACGGGAGACGATTGGAAACGGCAGTTCGATCGCTGGTCGTTCTTCCCTGATGGTCTCACCGACTCCGACGACTTCAAGGAGTTTGTTGGGTTGTCGATGGCCGACAACGAAAAATGATTGAGGTGGCGCGCGCGGACCAGGTGCGTCACGAAGGGTTCCTTGCCGCTGGCATCACCTCAATGATGCGCGGTGAGGATGGTCCAAGCGCAGTCGCGGCCGGCCGCATCCTTGCCGAGACGGTCATCATGTGGCGCGCGGTGTTGCAGTCCAAGTTCGAGAGGTGACGCCATGGCCGTGTTCAAAGAGACGATCGAGCTTGAGGACAAGGTCAGTGTTCCCGCTAAGGCCGCGGCGGCCGCAGTCTCTGGTCTTGGCAAGGGTCTCGACTCCGCGAACGCCACGCTTGTGAAGACGGGCAACGCGGTCAAGCCAGCGGGGGCGGCTATGACTGACCTCGCAAGCAAGACGTTCAACGCAGCGAACGCGATCGCGGTGGGTAAAGAGACCATCTCCGCGGCCATCGGAGGCATGAAAGCGGCCTTCTCATCGCTCGCTGCAGGTGACGTGAAGGGCGCCATCCAGGGGGTGACAGACTCGATTGCGGGGATGGCGAAGCTTCTAGACTTGGTTGTGCCGGGACTCGGTCAAGCCGTGTCGGTTGTTATTCAGATCGCCGGCGGATTCGTGGGCATCACCGCGGGCCTCGTCAAGAGCATGGCGGAGTTTGCCATCGCATCGAGCGAAGCCAAGGCCGCGTCCCTCGCCACATGGGACGCGCTTGGCGGCGGGGTTGTCGCCGGTGCTGAGATCGATGAGATGCTCGACGGCCTCAAGGTAAAGCTCGGTGTGAGCAAAGATCAACTCGGCGAGTTTGCTACGGGCTTTCTCAAGATGGGCATCAACGGAAAGGAGGCCCTCGAGAGCCTCACGACTGCGGCCGCAAGCGCGGAAGCCGTCACCAAGGGTGCCGGTCAAGGCTTCACCGCTCTCTTTCAGAAGGTCGATGCAGCCGCGCAGACCTCGGCGGGTAAGATCCTCTTGCCGGCGAAGGGGCTCCAGAAGGCACTGGTCGCGGCCGGTCTCAACGTTCAGGACATGTCGAAGGAGATGGGCCTAAGCACTGAGGAGTTCAGTGCTCAGATGGCGAAGGGCGGTATCGACGCGAACAAGTTCGGCGACGCCATGCAAACGGCCATCACAAAGAAGGGGATCGGTTCCCTCGAGAGGCTCGCCAATTCGAGCGCAAACATCAAGAAGATGTTCGAGGAAAATATCGGGGACATGTTTGAGGACCTCGGTGACATCGTTGCTCCGTTCATGAAGGAAGTGGCGGACCTTTTCAGCATCTTCCAGAAAGACGCGCCCTCTGCCAAAGCGGCAACGGCTGGCATTCGGGAGGTGCTCACGAAGGTTTTCGCTGTTGCCACGTCACTTGTCCCCGTCGTGAAGCATTTCCTGCTTGACATGGTCATCTATAGCCTGAAGGCATACATCGCCCTGAAGCCCATCGTTCAGACCATCCGAGACTTTGCAACGAGTGCGGCCGGCGTGGCCGTTGTTGACTCTCTGGTCTTTGCCCTAAAGGCGATCGTGGGCGTTGTTATCGTGGCCATCGGCTTGCTCGCCTTCCTTGGTGCCGCACTGGTCGTCATGAGTGCCGCGTTCGGCGCTGCACTCGGCGCCGTCCTTCAGTTTGGAAGTGATGCGGGTACGGCCCTCGCGGAGTGGGTGTCCGGTGCCGCAACGGCTGCCAGCGACTTCGTGGCCGGTCTCGTCTCGGGCATCACAGCCGGCGCATCTCAAGTCATCGGAGCGGTGAAGGGTCTTGCAGACGGAGCTCTTGGCGCGTTCACCGGGGCCCTTGGCATCAAGTCACCCTCAAAGGTAATGATGCAGATGGGCGGATACATGACGGATGGCGTGGCGGAGGGCCTTGATGCCGGCGCCTCCGACGTCCATGGTGCGGCCTCTGGCGTTGCGGATGCGGCAGTGAAGGGGACAGCATCGGGCGGCAGTGCGGGCGCGCCCGGTGGTGGTAAGGGTGGCGCAAACATCACGGTGAACGTTCAGATTGATGGAGCAGGAAAGAGCGCGTTTGCCATCACGCAAGAAATGGTCTCGACCGTGTTCCAGCAGATGGCACTACAGGCGGGCGTATGAGCGGCCTAGCCTGGAAGGAGTGACCAGTGCCCTCGCTTGTCAACCCGTTCACGACTCCCCAGGACTATGACGTGGTCCGCATCGGCGGCATCGAGTGTCCCGGCATCTGCGAAGTGTCAGGGTTTGAGCGGCCCACGGAGTGGGACGTAAAGAAAGGGAAAGGGACGAAGGGCGGCACGGCCACGCTTTCGCAACTCCCACCCGCGAAGGGCTCGATCAAGTTCCTTCTCTGGACGTCGTTTCACTTCGAGGCGTGGAACGCGATCTATCGCGCGCAGTTCAAGTACGACCCAACAAAGAAGAGTCTCAACGCGGTAGACATCTATCACCCGTCACTCGCTGAGATCGATATACACTCTGTCGTGACGGAGAGCATTGGTGCGGTAGAGCATGATGGCAAGGGGCTCTACTCGATCACGGTCAAGCTTCTCGAGTACCTCCCGCCACCGAAGAAGAGCGCCACCGGCACACCTTCCGGAAGCAAGTCGGATCCGAAGAAGTCTGGCGCGTCTGGCAAGAGCGACGATCCGATCGCGGACGCGCAGCAAAGAGAGATCGCCAAACTCACTAAGGAAGCCTTCCCGTGAGCACCGTCACTCTCAACGACGCGCGCGTTGCGATCGCTCACATCACGATCCCTTACTACGGGACGTGGTCGGCCGACGTGACACTTCCCGTCGACGCGGAGATTGTCTCGCCGTGCAAGCTTGTTGCGGGAGACCTGACATTGACCGGTACAGTCGTCCGTCAAGCTGCGTTCAACGGTGACCGAAAGGCGCGCATCGTTGGAGGCGCGAACGGTTGGAGCAAGGTCCTCCCCGCTAAGGGTTACTCGCACGTTGTCGGGGTCAAGCTCTCCTCAGTCCTGAAGGATGCGGCAAGCGAGACGGGGGAAACCATAACCCTCGACTCCGATCGAAACGTGGGCCTCCTGTTCGCCCGGGACGAAGGGCAGGGCGAAGCCCTTTTACACTCGCTTCTGGGAGGTCGATGGTACGTGGACGGTGAGGGCATCACGCAAACAAGGGCGCGGGCATCGTCCCCCATCGTCACTCCGTTCAATCTTATCACGCGCTCTGGATCGATGGGGGTTGTCGAGGTCGCAACGGAGAACATCGCGGCGTGGGTGCCCGGACGCACGTTCTCATCGAATACTGTCACGACCCCGCAAACGATCTCGTCGGTCACCATCGATGCAGACAATGACGGGAAGGTCCGACTCCACATCATGAGCGCGGACGCTGACAACAAAGAGCGACTCCGAACGGCTCTCAAGTCCCTCATCAAGTCGGAACTCTCGTCACTGCTCTACGCCGGCGTGTGGGAGTACACGGTCGCGCCATCTCTTGGGATGCCCGGCATCGCTAAGACAATCGACTGCACTCCCACCGATTCGCGGATGCCGTCGTTGACAAACGTTCCACTGGTCGGAATGGGTGATGTAACACCTACACTTGCTGGCACTAAGTGCCGGATACAGTTCGTCAATTGTGACCCATCGCGACCGGAGTGCGTCTCGCTTGGCGGCACGACTGAGCACCTGATGACAACGGAGGCGTGCGCGCTTCTCATCTACAACACGCTCGTGACGCTCATGGCTGCGGCGGGTGGTGGCCCTCTCTTGGCCGTGGTGCTTCAACCGTTGCTAGGGCTGGCCATCACGGGGGCTCTCGCGGCGCAAGCTGCTCCAGCTCCGCCCGGTCTCATCCCTCAGACTGCCACGGCTGCGGCACTCCAGGCCGGTTTCGCAACGGGCGTGGTTCCGTCTTCCGCCATCTTTGCAGGGTGGGCCGCTTCGATCGCTGCCCTCCAAACGAAAACGCTGGACGTGTCTGGTCAGTTTCCAAGCATAGGAGTTCCCAGTGGCTCTCAATAACGCGGCCGCCGACGAGGCTCTCGATCTATGGGTTGCGAGCATGGTCCCACCACCAGCTGACGGAGGCATAGCGATCAAGGCTTCGATGCGCCCCATGTTCCGGGCCATCTTCGCGAAGATTGTTGAACATGCTGAGATCTCACTTACGATCTCCCCACCTTCTGCGGTGCTCCAATGACCGACTACGGTAGCGACGTCTCGTGTGTGAGTGACATCGCTTCCGATGGCCGCACCGTCTCGGGCTTCGTGGTCGTTGGCGAGGCCATCGCTAGGCGACTCTCCACGCCACGCGGGCGCCTTATCGCGGATCCGAACTATGGCTTTGACCTCACGCAGTTCATCAACGAGGACATGAGCCCGCGAGACATCGCGGGGCTTCAGTCTGGAGTGGTCGCGGAGTGTTTGAAGGATGAGCGCGTTTCAGCCGCCGACGCTACGGCCACACTCGATCGCTCCGGTGTGCTAACGCTGTCGGTCAACCTGGAACTGAGTACGGAGTCATTTACGTTGGTGTTGGCGGTGTCAGCCGTGAAGGTTGAGATCATAAGGGTGGACCCATGACCGTCACGTTGAGCGACATCATTACGCCGGTTGAACGCGATGAGATGTTGACCGAGCTCCTGACTGTTGCGGCGGCCCTTGGGCTTCCTACAACGTCATGGCAGAACGGCCAGCCGATCTTGACCATGCTCACCACGGTAGCGCAGAAGCTTGCGGACCTGTCTCTCATCGCCGTAGAGATCGCAAAGGGTGGCTTCGGGGACCTCCTTCCCTCGGATGAGTGGGCGGACATCTGGGCCCAGTCTCGCTTTGACGTTCAACGCGTACCGGCCACCTCAGCCACAGGCGCGGTGGACATGTCAAACGCGAGCCTCACAAACTACACCCTTGCCCCTGGTGAGTTGATCGTGGCGCACGCGGTGACTGGTAAGACGTACCGGAACACGGCAAACATCACCATCCTTGCGACGGTGGGTCTCGCGGGCGTGACAGTGGCCGCAGACGAGCCGGGTATCGCAAGCAACGCAGCGCCAGGTTCTGTCACGGTGGTGGTGTCCACGCTCGTTGGCGTGGGGTGTGCGAACCCTCTGACACTTGTGGGGACGGACAAGGAGACCACGCTCGCCCTTGTGACACGTGCGAGAGCGAAGCTGGGTGCACTCTCTCCGAACGGGGCGAAGGATGCGTACAACTATATCGCAACCACTCCCGCGTTCTCTGCCACGTCTACGCCTATCACGCGGACGCGAACGGTTGCAGACGAGGTCACGGGGTTCGTGAGTGTGTACCTTGCTACGGCTGCAGGGGCGCCAAGCGCGCCCGACGTTGTGATCGTTCAAGCAGCCATCGATAACAATGTTGAGCCTTGGGCTGTTACGGCTACGGCAATTGCTGCCACGCCGGTGACTGTCCCGATTACCTACCAGGCGTGGGTGAGCGGATCTCAACTCACGGTTGCTCAGATTCAGACTGCGATCGGAAACGCGCTCACGGCGTGGTTTGCAGCCCTCTCGATCGGAGGGTACGTCATTCCACCTGACACGGGAGCGGTGTACGTCTCGGCTCTAGAGCAAGTGATTGGACAGGCTACGCCTGGCATCCTTCGCGTTGTGGTGTCAATTCCCGCGGCTGACGTTGCGGTCACTCCGAACAAGGTGGCAGTGCTTGGTGCTATCACTCCCACCATCACGGTGCTTTCGTAATGCCGTTCCGAGATTCGATCTTGGAGATCTCTCCGCCCTTCCTTCTCGGCGAGGTGGGGGCAGGGATCCAGTATTCGGAAGGGGTCATCATTGATGCCCTCGGCGACTGGATGATCGACGGGGTGAAGGCTTCGATGCCTGGCATCGGAACGCCTGACGCGCTTTTCCTCATCGGCCGCGACATGCAACTGGACCGTGGGCCAAGCGAGACCGATGACCACTATGCGATGAGACTGCAGGGCGCGATCGAGTCTCATCGAAGGAAGGGCAACGGGGGCGAGCTTCTTCGCCAGCTTCTCGCGTGGTTCTCGCCGAGCACATCGACACCACTTCGGCTCGTAAGTGAGTCGGCCGTGTGGCACGAGATCAACCTGTTAAACGGTCTGGTCACAAAAACGAACGTCGGGACCAACTGGAACTGGGATGCTTTCGTGGGTCGATGGTTCCGCGGCTGGGTGATCATTGATTCGAGCGCCGCCCCGTGGGTACCAGATCTATGGGGTGACCCTGGTACGTGGGGAGACGGCGGTACGTGGGGGAGTGACGCAACGGTTGATCAGGTTGCTCAGCTTCAAAGCATCGTGTCGAAGTGGAAGCCCGCGCATGTTGCGTGCCTGAATATCATCATCACGTTTTCAGCCACGCTCTTTGAAGTGCTCGACACATCGCCTCCGAATCCGAGCGGAACGAGTGATACACCAGAGTGGCGAGTGGGGTACAACGCAATCTTTTGGGACGGAGCCTAAGCGATGACGACTCTCTACACGGGCAACCCTGACAACGTTTCGGACGCGGCCGCACGAACAATCTCAAACGCAACCAACGCGACTCCGATCGTCATCACGACCACCGTGGCGCACGGGTACTCAAGCGGTGACTATGTCTTCGTCTCGGGGGTCCTCGGCAACACGGCTGCAAACGGTTCGTGGCGCATCGCCTCAGCAAGCGGCTCTACGTTCCAGCTCGTCGGGTCTGCAGGTAACGGAGCGTACGCCTCTGGCGGAACGGTCGTTAATCAATCACTGACGCCAGCAATCACGCGTCCGTCCGATGGCGAGCTCCGAAGCGTTGCAAGCCTGAACGTTGCGGTCGATCTCCTTACCGACCGAACCCAGTTTCTTGCCACGCGAAGAGGGTCCCCCCGTGTCGATGAGTTCCTCGCAACGGCAACGTGGACTTGTCCTGCCGGTGTAACCAAGGCCCTCATTCGAGGTATGGGGGGAGGAGCAGGCGGAGGTGGTGGGGGAGGTTCCACCGCGGCCGTCATCTCGGGGTGCGGAGGGGGCGGAGGGGGCGGTGCTCGCGTCAATGAGCACTGGATCCCCGTCACCCCCGGAACCACGTACGGTGTGATTATCGGCGCGGGCGGCGCGGGCGGGGCAGGCGGAGCCCAGAACACAACGAACAACGGGACTGACGGTACAGACGGGGGAGATACAACCTTCGGAGGATTCTTCGCGTTCCTTGGCGCGATGGGTGGACAGCGCGGATTCGGTGCGAACGCGGCGAGCCGTCGTGTCCAGGGCGGCGCTGCTGTTCGTAACGCGGCGGCAAAGGCCGCCCCTCACACGGCTGAGACGATCGCCATCCCCGCGTCGGGTGAGGGCGGCATGGGCGACAATTTCCCGGGCAGCGTTGCCGCAACGTCAGCGATAGAACAGTACGGAGGATCTACAGCTGTCGCTTTTGGCGGAGCGATTGACTCGACTATCTTCTTTGGTGGACGTGGCGGGGGTGGCGGTGCTTCCGAGTGGGAAGCTAACGCGGCCGGTGTCGGTGGTGGCAGTGCCGGCATAGGAAGCGGTGCCGTTGGCGTGGCCGGGACTGCCGGAACGCTTGGTGCGGGCGGCGGAGGTGGCGGAGGTGGGGACGGAACCGGCACGGCAACAGGTCAAGCCGGTGGTACGGGCGGCGCGGGTGGCCCTGGCGCTCTGCAGGTCATCTACTTCGGACTTCAAGGAGCGGTGCTATGAGCTACCTCGATTCACTCATTTTCGGCGTTCGCACCGTTCTCAACGCTGGCGTGGAAGTTTTCCAGCGCAGCAAGATCAATTTTGTCTCTGGCTTTACTGTCGTGGACAACCCGATTACGGGCGCCACGGACGTCACTTCTACCGCTGCGGCCCCGTCTCCAACCGGAACAGGGTTCACGCATAACACCACTGGCGCTCAAGATGCGGCCGCGGTTAAGGTGGACCTTCTTGACGTGAATCACATAGACGATACGGCGCTAGGCACTGCGCTTCAGGTGCTGCGCGTCAACGCTCTAGCGACGTCGCTAGAGTATGCTAACACCGCTACAGGAACGGGGTTCACGCATAACACCGCTGGCGTTCAAGACGCGACCGCGATCAAAGTCGATCTCACTAACGGAAATCAAATGGATTTCGCGACGATAGGAACGGCTCTGCAAGTGGTCCGCGTCAATGCGGGTGCGACCGCGCTAGAGTATGCGGCCGCCTCTGCGGCACCAGGAGCAAACGCGGACGAAATTATCACAACGGATGGGGCGGGCGTATTCCAGGCGGTGGCCGGAGTTACGGCAACGCTAAACGGGATCACTACTCCTGAGATTTCAATAGACAACGGCACCCCCCTTGCCCAGGCCGGGGACGTTCGGCTCTCAGAATCTTTCGTTGTAAACAACAGAAACGGGGCCGACACGTTTGACCTCACGGTAATCCAGTTGGACACTGACAACCTATGGATAGGCGGCGATGTCACTAGAACGGACGACAACGGGTTTACGGACCTAAACCACTTGTGTCGGGCTTCAGGTGCCCACAATTTTTACGCGGGCGAAACTGTCCGGTTTAAGGTCGATGATACAAACGTTCGCTCCAATGTGCCGATTGTGGGCATAGATGGCCCGTACGGTGTTCACGGATCCGCTTCTGAAAACATGCAGGATCTCGACCATCAAGTAGTCAATAAAGAGGTGTGGACGCTTAACGTTTCCTCTGTGGTTGCAAATACCGCAATCCGGAAGCTTCAGTTTCCGGACGTGGCAACGGCTGCCGAGTCCTACACAAAGTTTGTGCGCAACTCAAACGGGGGAGGCTTTGACGTTCGCGTGTCGGTTGTTACCGGCGGCTTCACTACCGTGGACATCCCGGATGCGTTCGGGGCGTGGGTCGGCTTTGATGATACAGGGGTGTACCGTCTGGGCGCCAATGTGGCACTATGATGTGCGATGCCAAAGGATGACGAAACGTTGCCTGAGTCGAGACCGGTAGGTCCGGACTATGTCCCCACGAAGCAGCTGTCGCAGGGGGAGATCTTTGGAGGCCTGCTAAACAAGGTCGTGGGCACGATTGAACGCGTTGAGGCCAAGCAGGATGCGGGGTTTACGTCCGTGAAGGCAGACTTTACGCTCCTCTCCGGCGAGTTCCACTCCTTGAAGCAAGATGTACGTGGGCTTCAGTCTTGGCGCATCCGGTTGGATGACTGGCGCAACGAGTCTCAGGCGCGGGTTGCTAGGTTGAGTGATCACGCGAAGCGGCCGAGCGATATGGATCTCTCTTTGCAGGCCGCGCAAGCTAGCGAAATCATTCGCAATCAGGAGCAAGACCAGAAGATCCAAGAGACCCACGCTCTCGCGGAGCAATCCGCTGCTGCTATCGCTGCGATCGCGCAAGCTGCAGATCAACGCGGCAAGGTGCTCGATGGCATCGCCTCATCAGTTGGCCTCGCGCTTCGATCAAAGATGGCAGAAAAGGTGGCCTACGCGTTCGGCGGTTTCATCCTCGCCATGCTGGCGTACTATGCAAAAAAGTTCGGAGCACCCTGATGACAATGACCATGCCCCTCACGATCGACCCAGCCAAAAACTACAAGTACACGTGGCCCGGCCAACCACCCAAGATGGTGAGCGGCGCGGAGCTTGCGGACATTTGCAAGGGCTCGGACCCTTCACAGCTTTCAATCGAGGAAGTCCCCGAGACAGTGAGGGAGCGACGTGTTCCCGTACCCGAGTCGTCACCCAAGGGCGAGCGGTGAAGTTCTACCACGTGACATTCGCTACGCTACTCGGGGTCTCTGCTTGTGGCGTCACTCCCAAGCAAGCCGGTGATGGAACGAAGGCCGCGTGCACGATCGTGGAGGCCGTGACTGACTCGGCTCTGGTCGACTCGATCTGTGCCACGGCTCCAGAGCTCGCCTCGCTTGCAGCGTTCGTGGCCTCCGTCCGTGCGGACGCGGGTTCTGACGCGGGCGCAAGGATGGCCGCGCCGTGTAAAGTTATTCCTCAGACCACCACGTGCGCAACAAACGCAGAGACAGCAGCGGCCATCCGTGCGTTGAAAGCGAAGCGATGAAGATCAAACACCTTGCGGAAACGAGCGGCAACGGGCTCCGAAGATTGGGCCGACATGTTGAGCATGACCCGGAGTCCAAGAACTTCGGGGTTGTTCGACAAGTCGCCCCGCTCGTATCTGCAAGGTGGCATCGTTTCGTGGCACCGTTCGACCAAGGAGACGTAGGTTCATGCACGTGCGAGGCAATGGTTGGCGTGCTTATGACCGAGCCTTTCTACTCTGCCTCACGCGTGCTTGGGCAAGTCGACTGCCTGGACCTCTACAAGCAGGCAACGCGGCTCGACAAGATCCCAGGTCATTTCCCGCCGGATGACACGGGATCGAGCGGCCTTGCCGCGGCCAAGGCTGCACATAAACGTCACTGGCTCTCCGGTTACAAGCACGCCTTTACCGTGCACGCCGCGCTTGCTTCACTCGCGAAAGGTCCCGGGATGCTTGGTGTGAACTGGTACGAGGGTTTTGACGAGCCCGTTGGACAACGGGCCGAGCTCAAGATCTCCGGTCAGTCGCGGGGAGGTCACGAGATGCAGGTCACCGAGATCGATGTAGACGCCCAGCTTATCCGCGGAGTGAACTCATGGGGCACGTCGTGGGGAGACTCCGGTTACTGGACGATGAGTTTCGAGACGCTGAAACAGTTGCTTGCGGAAGACGGCGACTACACGGTGCCGCACGTATGAGAGCCGTGACCGCTACGGTGGGAGCGCGCGGAGTCGACTCCCTCCCGTTTGCTCAGGCCGGCACCACATCCCAAGCCGCGGCACTGAAAGCTTCCGGTGTAGAATTTCTCGTTGCGTACCTCGGCGTGATCAACCCCGCACGACTCGCCATCGTTCTCGCAAGTGGCCTCGCGTTCATGCCCGTGACCCTAGCGGGGGAGTATGAGGACGGGCCAAGCGATGAAATTGGACAGCTGAAGACGCTCGGCATTCCAGCCGGCACGTCCGTGTGGCTGGACCTTGAGGGAATGAAAGCGTTCAGGTCGGACCCTCTTGCGCTTGTCAACAAGATCAACACGTGGGCGGATGCCATCGCGGAGGGCGGGTGGATGCCATGCCTCTACGTGGGCTCGCCTCAACCGCTCACAAGCAGAGAGCTGTGGGCCCTTCGCGTCAAGCGTTACTGGCGTGGACAGGGCCGCATCGTGGATCGGAACAACGCGTTGGCCGAGCCGTGGAACTGCGGGTGGTGCATGACCCAGATGTTTCCCAGCGTCACGTGGGGCGGGGTCTTGGTAGACGCCAACATCATCGGGCAAGACTACCTTGCGCGTGTTCCCTCGTGGGTCACGAACGTCTAGCGCCACGCTCGGCCACTGATCGATGTCCCGGAAGCGCATAGTGGACGTCTCTCCGCCCTGTCACGTCCGCGCGTTGTGGCTCTGACGTTGAGACCTGGTGGCCGACGCACTCGGCGACAACCCCTATCCCGCATCGGTGTTGCCGTCTTCTCAGGGTGACCCTTGCGGGTATGAGCGGGTGAAGAAACTCCTAGTGGGTCACGAACGTCTAGCCAGCCTTGGCTATCTGGGGGGCCTTACCGCCTTCGATCAGCCAGCCAACCTCGACATCAAGGGCGCGAGCTAGCTTGCTCGCCGTGGCCGTGCTTGGCACCTCGATGCGTTTCGACTCCACGCTTGCGGTGTGACCAAGCGTTAGGTCTGCCACTTCGTCAAGTTCCGCGCAGGACAGTCCGCGCTTCTCTCGCGCCCATCGCAACCGTGCCGCAAGTGTCTTCATGGTCCTGATGAGTACCATTGCTTCGCGCGCCTGTCGACCGTTTCCATAGCCGATTAGTTGGCTAGTCGTTTTGTGTTGCCATCACTACGATACGATCGTATGCCTCTCTCCATGAACGCGACGGAGCCAGCGACCGGAACGCGCAAGGTTGGGCTGCCCCTGCTGAGCAACTCTTCACTGACAACGTTTCGGCGTTGCCCGCGTGAGTATCAGTTCAGTTACGTGCTACGTCGAAGGCCGCGCCGCAAGACGGAGGCTTTGCGGTTCGGCACGTTCTTTCACATCGGACTGAACGCGTGGTGGGCGTGCGGTGGCGCCGTGTACCCGGATAGACGACTGGCTACAGCGCTTGCCGCTGTGGGGAGTGCCTCCGCCGAAACAGTGGACGGTGGCCTTGATGTTTTCAGCATGGTCAAGGCTGAGGCGTTGCTGGCCGGGTACACCGCGCGATGGGGTGGCGAGGGTTACGAGACTATCGCCGTGGAAACGCAGTTCAAGATCCCCCTTCTCACCCGAGACCAAGACCGCTTCGGGGAGGTGTGGAACATGAAACACACGTGCGACTTGGGCGGGGCCATCGATGCCATCGCGTCACGCAATGGTTCAACTCACCTGGTCGAGCACAAGACCTCATCTCAAGACATCTCGCCTGGGTCCGATTACTGGCGGCACGTGGCGACCCTAGACACGCAAGTGTCCACGTACCTCGATGCCGCCAAGACAATCGGACACAACCCGCGCGACGTTCTTTATGACGTGATCCGTAAGCCCGAGATGCAGCCATTGAAGGCGACCCCTGAAGAGTCTCGTAAGTACACCAAGCCGACCAGGCCTGATCCAATCCCGAGGCTCTACGCGAACATGAGGGAGCGTGACGAGGACCCCGCTCAGTACAGCGAACGACTCATAACAGACATCGCTGGCCGTCCTAACTGGTACTTCCAGCGCATGACCGTCGTGCGGCTTGACCGAGACAACGAAGCGCACGCGAAGGACACGGCGGACACGGCGCGGATGATCTTGGACTGCGACGATCGTGACGCGTGGCCGCGTTCACCCTCCTCGTGCCTGCGCTTCAATCGCCTATGCGAGTACCACGACGTGTGCTCTGGCATTGCTTCGATCGATGATGACTCTCGGTTCGAGACGAATCAGCGAAAGGAGATCAGCAAGTGATCAGGAAAAGGTACATGGGCGACGGATGCTTCGCGGAGATCACTTCACAAGGGATCGTCCTCACGACGGAGAACGGGATCGAGGAGACGAACCGGATCGTTCTGGAACCCGAGACATGGTCCGGCGTTCTCGCGTACGTCGCGAGCGCGAAGGAGGTCGAACTCGACTTCGTTGCGAGCGCGAAGGATGTCGACGGATGATCGAGATCAAGAGCACGCTTCGAGAGGCGCCGATTCGCGTCGTCGTGTTCGGAAAGGACGGCGTCGGGAAGTCGACGTTTTGCGCGGGCGCGCCTGGCGCGATCTTCGTCGCCGTCGAGAGCGGTCTCGACAACATCGACGCTCTCGCGGTCCCGACGCCGACGCATTGGGAAGATCTGATCGAGTCGGTTCAGGCGCTCGCGACCGAACCGCGTTGCGGGTCGATCGTGATCGACTCGCTCGATTGGGCGGAGCAACTTTGCTGGACGTACGTTTGCGCGCAAGGCGACGAGAAGGGTCGCAAGCAAAAGTCGATCGAGTCGTTCGGCTACGGGAAGGGCTACGTCGCCGCGCTGAACGAGTGGCGCGTCTTGCTGAACGAACTCACGCGAGCGCGGACGAACGGGAAGAACGTCCTCCTGATCGCGCACGCTGAACGGAAGTCGGTTAAGAACCCGACGGGCGAAGACTACGACGCATGGGCGATCAAGCTGAACGCGAAGGCGGCGGGACTGATCCGCGAGTGGGTCGACGTCGTCGGGTTCGCCGAACTCGACGTCGCGATCATCGAAGGCAAAGAGAAGGGCGACCGCGCGAAAGGGATCTCGACGGGGAAGCGTGTTCTTCGCACGCAACCCGCGGCGGGCTACGACGCGAAAACGCGGTTCACTTTGCCCGAACGCGTGCCTCTCGATTGGAGTACGTTCGCGCGTCTCGTGAAAGCGGGTCGCCCGCCGACGATCGACGAACTCGAATTGCGGATCACGAGCAAGCTTGCCGACCTCGGGAACGTCGAGGTCGAGGCGGCGTGCGGCGCGTTCCTCACGGAACGCGGAAGAACTTTCGCTTCACTCAGCGAAGCGATTGCAACGGTCGATCAATACCTCGCGACGAAGGCCGAGAAGTGACGACGCTCTCTCACGAAAAGAAAGCAGGCAAGACATGAGCGACACGGCAAGCGACGAACTGACCGCGGATCAGAAGAGGGCACTCTTCGAGGCGTACGAGAAGCAGCAGGCGAAGGTCATCGTGGCGTCGTCCGCTCTCGACGTCGCCGTCGCCGATCAGATCGGGACGGGTCCGTTCCGATGGCAGGACGTGGAACTGACGATCGCCAAGCGCGGCGATCGTTTGATGATGAAAACCAAGGGCGACAACGCCGTCGAGGAGATCGGTTGAACATGAGCATCAAGCAAGGTACTTACCGCGCGAAGGCGTCGGGCGCGTGCGTTCTCGGGACGAGCGCGAACAAGGGGACGCCCTACCTCGAACTCTACTTCAAAGTGATCGGCGGAGAGCACGCGGGCGCGCTCGTCCGCTGGACGGGCTACTTCACGGAGAACACGAACGAGCGAACGATCCAGTCGTTGATCCTCATGGGTTGGCAGGGCGAGGATCCGAGCGAGTTCGAGGACGGCGCTCTTCACGGTCTCGACGCGAACGATGTCGACATCGTCGTCGAGATCGAGGAGTACGAAAAGGACGGCGAGATCCGTCACGCCGCGAAGGTTCAGTGGGTCAACCGCCCGGGCGGATACCTGAACGTCGAGAACGCGATGAACACGGAAGCGGCGAAGTCGTTCGGCGCGCGCATGCGCGGGCTCGTCCTCGCTCAGCGCGCGAAGACGCCCGTCGGGAAGGCGAACGACTCGTTCCCTCACGGCGCGAACGCCGGCCCGCGACCCGACGCGCCGATCGCTGGATCGCCTCCGCCCGCAAAGGCGTTCTGAGGGCGTAGGAGGTGGCGTCGATAAAGAAGACTCCCGACCCGAATCAGATCGGGTTCGCGATCCCTGATTCGACGCCGCCTCCCGTTCCGTTCGTCGAGGTCCCGACGACGTTCGACCTCGACGAACTCGACGACTATCACGAAGACGCGACGCGCCTCCGCCTCGTCGATCCTCCCGCGCCCATGCCGACGGTCATCGTCGAGGCGGTCGGTCGAGGGTTCGAGGTCTCGCGCCTTCGCGACAACGGAACCACGGTTGCGTGTGTCATTTGGACGCGCGACGAACTGAAAGAATTGATCCGCCGCGCGACCGCGGCTCTCGAGGTCGAGTGATGAGTAAGCACGTAAGCGCGGATGTGCGTTGCGATCGTTGCGGATGGGTAGACCCGATGGGGGCGGAAGCCGATGCACTACTCCCCGAAGGTTGGGGCGTTGCCATGATCCCGTATCGAGACCAGGGGATCGGGAACGATGTCCGGCAACGCGCGTTCGAACTCTGCCCTCAATGCAGAAGAGAGATCGTGTGTTGGCTTCAAAAAGGCGAACGCTTCAAGCAAGAAACCCAGGTCGAGTGATGAACGACAAGGCGAAGGCGAGGG